TCATCATGGTCATCACGGACATCATGGTCATCACGGACATCATGGTCATCATGGTCATCACGGACATCATGGTCATCACGGACATCATGGTCATCAAGAGCAACCACCCAAGCCAAAAACAGAAAATTTTGGTGAGTGTTTGGCTTGTGGTGGTCATTAAGATAATTATTTGTTAAAAACATTTAACAAATAAATGATATTCACTCTTGCTGATATTGCTCTCACGATTACATGGCACGTGAGTACTTTTACATTACGAATGATATACAATGGTCTATATTATCTTTATTATGGAAGCGAATCGACGGGGGAAGAGTTATCAAGAAAGGAGTTAACAGAAAAGATTCACGAATTGGAATCAAAATTAGACGTGATTCAAAAAATAGAGGAAGAAATACACGAAAAACATGAATGATTAATTCTCGAGGAATTAATCATTAAATTTAAACTAATGCAAATTCACCCTCGAGTCTTTCAAACCCATAATCTCCGTCCGCTCCATTATCACAAAAAAGTGGTGCTCTACAATGAAATCCAACGGATTCGATATATGGTAAAGTCTCATCAACAAGTGGTGCTCCTTCGTTATATTGTTCGCGTTGCATCTCAACAATCAGATGTTTACAATTCAGAATTGTTTTAATACCACCTCTAACAACATCTTTTTCAGCTCCCTGGACATCTATTTTTACCAAATCTGGCAATGGAAATTCTCGTTCTGCAACTAATGTGTCTAAAGTCATTCCACGACGTGTATAAGCTGTGTGTTTGTTAAATAAAGTCTCTGAATTTTTACCCCCGATTTCTTTGTAATAAGAGTTTCCAGTTTGATATATGTCGTGTTGATAAAAAGTCACTTCTTTATCATCTTCATCTGTTAAAACTCCGATACTATAATCATCAACGCGTTTTTTGTTGTAAAGAAACTCAAGACTGGAAGATGCATCGAATGCTATGATTTTTGCATCAGGCCAAATTTTCCTTGCCTCTTTGCTCCATTGTAAAATACACGAACCGATGTCGTAAATAACACGAGGTTCGAATCCACCGGCTTTCAGGGATTTTAAGTATTCTACATGATCTTCTGGGATAACATTTTCTTGTAGAGACTGTCGAAATAGATTATTTCTTAATTTTACGTTATCTTTCTTTTGCATTTCTAAAACTTCGGGGGGTACGAATTTGTCTTCGGGGGTTTTATATGTGTCAAGAGCTTCAAAAATACCAATATTTGGATTACTTGAAGTCATCAATGAAAATAAACTAGACATTTTTATAAAATAACCCAAATCTTTAATATTTCAAAATGAAGTTAATTACAAAAATATTTCATAAAAAATGACAAGTAATCATAAATTTTCGGTTTTAGATAAGGGTTCTGTAGAGTTACTAGGAATGTTTGGAGATGAGCTCACAATTGTAAATGCGGCTCGTGTTTCTTTTGGCGCTGCTAAAAGTGAATTGGAGAAAAAAGACGTCAGACTTATCAAATATCTATACAAACACAAACATATGTCACCTTTTCGACATTTGATGTTTAGGTTTCGAATTAAAGCACCAGAATTTGTCATGAGACAATTTTATAAACATGTAATTGGCTGTGAAACCACTTCTAACGATTCCACTAAAGATCATGCCTGGAATGAAATTTCTGGTAGATACAAACCAGTAACGGAATATTACGTTCCAAGTAATTGGCGTGAACAATCCAAAGACAATAAACAAGCGTCATGTGGATCTTGTGCTCCAGAAATTCAGGAAAAAGCCAATCAAGCATTTTCAGAAGTAACCGCACATGTTCAAGAGGTATATCAACAGCTTTTGGATATGGGAGTTGCTAAAGAACAAGCACGAATCGTTCTGCCTCTTAATCAATACACCGAAGTTATTTGGACAGCATCTGCTCAAGCAGTCCTCAACTTCATTGAACTACGCGATGAACCTTTTTCACAATGGGAAATTAGAGAATACGCTATCGCTTTTCGAAGAATTCTAGAAGTGGAAACTCCTAAATTATCTGAAATTTGGTTTGCTTCTGAATAATTGATTCGTATATTTTAAAAAATATACGAAATGTATTTAATAAATGGCGAATTTTCTAAATCCTCTTAATCCAACTAACTTTGGAATGAATGTAACAGGTAATTTTAATAATCTAGCTTCCTCTGGGACGTTTAGATTACCTAGTAGTGGTAAAGTAAGTTCTTCGGGACCGAAATTATCAATTCAATTAAGTAGTGGTGATGGTGCTTTTATACACGATCCCAAAATAAAAGTAACCAAACAAACTGAATCCTCTGGCACTCCCCTACAAGACCCAATTTCTAGATTAGTTTTAGACGCTTCTGATTCTGTAAATTCTCCCGAACCATCTTCTAGACTTCGTTTTATCCCTCCTAGCGGGGGAGTACTCGCTCAGTCCGTACAGCCCAAAGATGGCGATGTCGCGTATTTTAATGATGGTTTTTCCGGGTTAGATTTACGACTATATAATGGCACAAATTGGCTTTCGTTGACAGATGCCGGAGCTGCACCTAGTACTGCCGCGGGTCCACAATATGCGGTACAATTCAACGCAACCGGTGTTGGTGGAGCTCTTGGTGGTACTAGTGATTTTATCTTTAATGATTCCGGGGTAACTAATCAATTAGCAATCGACGCGGAGTTAAATCTGAGTAATAATAACAACACTTTAGTCTTGGACTCTCAGGGTTTTATAGTAACTACAGACGCGGCTATTGATATTAGCAATAGTATTGGTACTGCTGATTTGGACATTAGCACGTCCGCTAACTTAAAATTGACAACAAATACTGGCAATGTAATATTGACATCTGCTAACGGGAATATTGTCAGAACTTCGGGAAATGTAACATCTACATTATCATCTACCGATGATTATTTGACTCTCACCAATGCAAATACTTCAGACTTCGGTGTTAGAATAAGCGACGAAGCAAATTTTAACGATGGCGTCGGGGCTTCCTTATATTTAGGAACAACTAATTCTGGTGGTCGATCTGCTATTTTAGAAATGAATGTTAACCAAAATTTAGGAGGAGCTCCTCTGGGAAAATTAACAAGAATATATCAACAGACCCCAACTTCCAGTGCTACACCTGGAGGATACCGAGTTTTGTATGGTGCTGGTCAAGTTGGTAACACTAATAATTACCCAACTATAATAGATTTGGGAGATGGAAACCCATTGAATTATGGAGAATTTTACATCGGAGAAGCTAGAAAAACAAATAGACCTCATATCAATTATAATTTAGCAGCTGGTTCCGGTTTTTCAACATTTAACCTATGCAATTCTACATTAAAGATTAGTGATGATACAGAAGGTCCAAATTTTGTAGCTATGAAAAAGACACTACAACTAGATGGGCAAATTACAGTTGGTGACGCAAATTTTACTCGTGTTGACATCAGAGGTGGAGTTCCCGGTATTAATAATATAGATGTTGGTATGATAACAATGAATGGTAGTAGTACTATCAGTGGGGGTGGAGAATTTAGAGCTAAGAGTACATCCGCTAGCAATGTGTCTTCTGTATTAACAACTGCAGCTGGAACTAACGGCGAGGGTCAATTGTACCTTTATTCGGGAGCAGCAGCTCCTACATCAACTAATTATGGATTGTTAGCAAGTGGTGCAAATGATGGCACTTTAACTTTGGGTGGTACTTCTGCTAACATAGTATTAAATGGTGATGGTACCGGTACGTTCAAAAATACACTAAATCTTATCAGTGAAACTAATTCAAACAATGAATGCCTTGTGTTGTCAGCATTTCAGAGCCCCCCTCCATCAACCCAATTCGGAAAAACTGTATTGGAAATCAGATATGACTCTACTAATAAGAAATCTTTGGAAATTAAGAACAATTACGCTTTTGATACAGGCGTGCCCCGATACGGTGCTCTTATGGAATTTCAACCATATATCGGTGGTAATACAACTACTAAGGCGGGTCTTATATTGGATTCAAACCATAATTCTGGTTTTTCACAAGGTCTTCAATTAGGCAATGTTGAAGGACCGGGTGCTGTGCAGGGTATATCAATGATATTAGACGGGGGTATTGTCGGTGGAAAAACATCGGGTAAATATGCAGCATTATATTTAGGACTAACAGCGAACAGTATTTTTAATGGTGTATCCACGGGAAATCAATTAATTAGATCTCGTGACTTTAATACTACTGGTGGTTTCAGTACTGTAAATCCTACATTAGTACAAAATGGTCCTACTGTTATAGGTGATTCTTCACAATCGGCTATTTTTGGTTGGGACTTTGCAAATGATGTAGAAGATAACGTATATATAGGCTGGAATGGGAGTGGTGGACACAATCCCGGTTTAACTGTAAGAGGTTCATTTACATCTACTTCTAAATCTTTTTGTATCGATCATCCAGAACCTGAAAAAACATTAACACAAAATTTATATCATAGTTGTATTGAAACTCCAACAGCTGGTGATAATTTATATAGATACCGAGTAACTACCGTAAATAATACAGCTGTGATTAAATTACCAACATATTTTAGATATTTGAACGAAAATGAAATGATTTGGGTATCACCTGTTGATTCTTTTGGTCGCGCTTATGGAAAATTAAGCCCTGATAGATTAGAAGTACATGTAAAATCTGATCAGGATGGGGATTATAACGTATTAGTGATGGGAACTAGATATGACAAAGATGCTAAGAAATTTTGGAAAGGTGATGAAAGAATGAAAAAAGGTAATTAAAAATGACTTTTAGATTCTAATTGTTTGTAAACAAACGATGTCTACAATTAGAATTTTTACAGATGGTTCTTGTCTAGGTAATCCCGGACCCGGAGGTTTTGGTTTTGTAGCAGTTAAAGACGATGTGGTCTTGTCTGAAAAGTCCGGATATGAACTAGATACAACGAATAATAGAATGGAACTCGTGGGAGCTATTGAAGCTTTGGCTTCTGTTAGTTCCGATGACATAACAAATATTCCAATTTCCGACGATGATAAATTAGAAATCCATACCGACTCCAAATACGTGAAGAAAGGAATTACGGAATGGATCAGTAATTGGAAAGCAAATAATTGGAAAAGGAGTAAAAACAATGAACTCAAAAATGTAGATCTTTGGAAAAAGTTAGACGAATTGAATGAACGGTTGAAAAGTAAGCTAAAATGGGAATGGGTCAAAGGTCATGCTGGAAATAAATGGAATGATTATGCCGACAAATTGGCAGTAGCTGGATCTCAACGAGCAAAAGAAGCTCTTAATCCAAAAAAACATACAGGGTTGACAGCATCCCAAAAAAGGGCTCTAGATTTGATTTTGGATGGTAAAAGCGTTTTCGTCACAGGTCCAGGTGGTTGTGGTAAAACATTTTTGGTCAATCACTTCGTAAAACATTATAAAGGAGATAAAAGAATTGCGGTGACAAGTACCACAGGAACATCAGCATTACACATTCACGGTACTACATTGCATTCGTGGGCTGGGATTGGTCTTGGTAAGGGTAGCGTTGGGTCGATCGTGACGAAGATAAAAAAGAAAAGATACCTGAAAGAGAGATGGATGCAAGTTGAAATATTGATCATAGATGAAATTTCAATGATGAGTCCTGTGCTGTTCGATAAATTGGAAAAAGTGGCTAGAATGATTAGACGATCCACTGAAAGATTTGGCGGAATTCAATTGATCATCACTGGTGATTTTCTACAACTTCCATGTGTAGAATCCGAAGATTTTTGCTTTGAGGCCCAAACATGGCCTACGTGTATTGACGAAACGATCTATATGCCGGAGAATTTGCGGCAGTCAGATCCAGTTTGGCAGAAATGTTTAGACGAAGTTAGATTGGGAGAGTTGTCGGACGAGAGTAAAAAGCTACTCAAATCATGTACACGTAAAAAGAATAAAGCAAATTTGGGAATTAAGCCGACATTGCTTTATCCACTCAATGCCGACGTAGCTGAAATTAATCAAGAATGTTTGGATGAATTATGTGAAAAGACCGGAGAAGTCAATGATTATGCGGCCGAATTGGACGTTTATGATAAAAAATTACCAGCATTCAAAATCGAGAAGTTCAAAAAAGATTGTCCAGCCGTAGAAAACCTATCTCTAGCAGTTGGATGTCAAGTAATGTTGTTGTGGAATTTAGATTTGGAACAGGGTTTGGTGAATGGAAGCCGTGGAGTTGTCACCAGATTTATTAATGATATTCCTCTTGTCAGATTTTTGGATGGCCAATCACGTCTTATTGATTATCATCTTTGGGAACTGGAAGAGAATG